GGAGCACTCGGCGGAGATTCGCAAGCTGGAGCGCCGCGGGCACAAGATGGAGGGTCACACCCGGTCGCCGTGGTACGACGCCTGCTGCCTCCTGCCCGGTGCTACTCCCCGCTCGATCGCCCGGGAGTTGGATCTGAACCCACGTGGCGCCGTGGGGAAAGCCTTCGATCTGGAGGTCTTGGACCGGATGAAGTCGGAGTGCTGCCGGCTTCCGATCTGGCAGGGCAAGGCGGTGTTCGATGCCGAGACGCTGGAGCTGAAGGGGCTGATTCGCCAGGATCATGGGCCCTTGAAGCTCTGGTTCCGGCCGGGCGGCGACAACTCGATCCCGCGGAGCCGGTACGCGATCGGCTGCGACATCTCGGCCGGAGGGACCGGGAATTACTCGAGCAACTCGGTGGCCTGCGGGGTGGACCGTAAAACGGGGGAGCAGGTACTGGAGTGGGCGGCGCAAGGCTGGCCGGCGACGAAGTTTGCGCGGCTGGCGGTGGGGCTGGCAAAATGGCTCGACAACGCCTATCTGGGCTGGGAAGCCTCCGGGCCGACCGGCACCCAGTTCGGCAAGGTGGTCGTGGAGGACTGCGACTACCAGAACGTGTACTACCGCGACGTGGAGGAGATCGGATCACGGAAAAAGACCCGAAAAGTGGGGTGGTACAACGGTTCTGACGAGGACAAGGGGGAGCTGTTCGAAGAGTTGGGCATGGCGTTTGAAGACGGCACGTTTGTCCCCCGTTCGGAGGATATGATCAGGGAGTGCGGCGAGTACGAGTGGGAGGCTGGGAAGCTGATTCACCGGCCTTCGAAGTCCGCCGGGGAGTTGGAGAAAGCCCACGGGGACCGGTGTATCGGGGCTGGAGTGGCCCGGTTGTTGTGTAAGGATCGACCCACAACTGAGGTTGACAGGGGGGAGCCGAACCGCGACAATCCTGCGTATGGCTCCTTCGGGTGGCGACAATGGCGCGAAGAACAAGAGCTAAATCGCTGGAGCGACGATGTACCGCAAGCGAGCATCGAAGACGTTTTGAGGAGCGGATGATGCAGACGCCCATGCCCGGGCCTCGAATCCCGCTGATCGGCCAGCAGCAGCAACAGCAGCAGCTCATGGCGCATCAACTGGTAGTGAGTACCTACCTGAGCCTGATTCCGATCGTGGCCCAGACGGTGTTGACTCGCACCGAGATGTACGAGGACCAGGAAAAGGTGCCCGATCGGATTGCGGACGAGGCATGGCGGGTCACGCGGGCGGCAGTGCGGAAGATCGGGGTGGAGATCCCGGAGCGGCCGCCAGAGAAGCAGCAATAGCGCACAGAAATTTGAAGCGCGCGCGTTTGTGGCCCCGGCCCGCGCCTAAACAGCCGGGGCGCTGAGTGGGCGGCGAGGCGGAGTGTCTCGGTTGGGCCCATAACCCAACACAGTCAGGTGCAACTCCTGAGCCCACCACTTTGTAGGGCGGCTCGTCTATGTAGTAAGACTCCGCGGGGCAACCTGCGGCGAACCCGGTGCAAATCCGGCACGCCCACTTAGCTGGCTGTCCGTGGGGTTCATACCCAACTGGCTTCAACGCAGCCGTAAGGTGTGCTCGAAACCGACGGCGTAGGGCTCGACCCTGCCGATCAATACGCGGCAGTCAGCTTGCGATTGTTTGACAATTCATACAGGGCAAACGCCTTCATCCGCCGGCCAGCAGATGAAGTTGCGGGCCAAGACACGAACCCATGCGAGGGTCGCATACCTCTGCATGGGTTTTTTCGTTTCTTGGCCTGCCCTGAGATTACCGAGGCGGCGTCATGCTTGACCTTCACGACAAGCTGGTCCGTGGCCGCCTGTTCAAGGCGGTGAAGACTTCGCGCGAAGCGTGGCGTCCATTCTGTCGAACCGCCAAGGAATTGATACGCGATCACGTGGGATCGTGGTATCAGGAGAGGCCCCACGGGGCCCGCTACAAAACGCTGGTCAATCTCATCAACCAGACGGCGCGGATCTATACCGTCGCCCTGGCGGCCAACAACCCGCGGGTCAAGGTCACGACTGAGAACCCGGACCAATGGCCATTCGCCCGGCGCTTTCAGGTCGGTCTGAACAAGCTGATTTCGGATATGCAGCTTCACGAGACCTTCCGGGCGATCGTGCTGGATGCCTTCTTCTGCATCGGCTGCGGCGTCGTCCAGATGCGGGATACGGACGGGACGCGGTTTCACGGGTTGCTCGAGTCCGAAGAGGATGTCTGGCTGGATCCGGGCGAGCCGTGGGTCAACCGGGTTCCCCGGGATCATCTGATCCTCGATATGGCCGTGCGCGAATTGTCGAAGATGCGCTACTGCGGCCACATCTACCGGGCGGACTTCGAGAAAGTGATGGACGAGCCCGGGTACAGCAAGGCAGCAAAGAAGCTGCTGGTGCCCACTTCGAAGAACACCATCAGCGATGCGGACTTTGCCCAGGAGATCGCCACGGGCGGCGCCGTCGACGACGACGAGTTGAAGCCCATGATCTGGCTGATGGATCTGTGGGTCGCGGAGAATCGGTCCGTGGCCACGTTCGCCCTGGACGTCGACGCCGATCCGCTCATCGAGCGGGATTGGACCGGCAGCCAAAGCGGACCCTACAAGTTCTTGGGGCTGGGACTGGTGCCCGACAACCTCGTGCCGATCAGCCCGGCGGCGAACCTCAAGGGCCTGCACGACTTGGCCAACCGCAACTATCGGAAGATGGAGCGGCAGGCGGACAACCAGCGCACGATCAACGCCTACCCGCCCGGCGAAGATGAAGATTCCAAGCGGCTCCGGGATGCCAAGGACGGTGACTGGGTGCGAGTTCGCAACCCGAAGGACATCACGCAAGTCAAACTCGGCGGTGTCGATCCGGGCCTGCAGGCGTTCCAGATGGTCGTTGCCGAGCAGTTCAACTCTCTGGCCGGCAACGTCCGCGCGATGGGCGGCCTCGGGCAGCAGGCGGCCACTCTGGGGCAGGAAGAGCTCATTCAGGAGTCCGTGTCGCGGATCGAAGCCGATATGCACTTGGCGGTAATGGGCTTCGCCGGCGAAGTCTGCACCGACCTGGGCTACCTGATGTGGAACGATCAGGCGCTTTCGATTCCGGCCTCGGTCCAGGTGCCGGGTTCGAACATCCGCGTTGACAGCTCGTGGACCCCGGAGCGCCGCGTCGGCAGCCTGGAGGATTACGGGCTCACGGTGGTTCCGTACTCCACGGTCTTCAAAACGCCGTCGCAACAACTGAACGAGTTGTACGCGACCCTGGATCGGATCGCGCCGCTGTGGCCGATGTTCCAGGCGTCCGGCGCAACGCTCGATGCGCAGGAGCTGTTGGAACAAATCTCCGACCTGTTGGACCGGCCGGAGTTCAAGCGGTTGATTACGTTCGCGGTGGCGACGGACCAACTGGGTGGCGATCAGAACACGATCCGGCAGTCTCCGATCACTTCTCGGGAGACGATTCGCCGCAACGTGCCTACCGGAGGCACGCCGGAAAGCCGCTCGTCGATCATGCAGCAGGTGCTTTCCGGTGGCGGTTCGCAAGTGACACCCCAACAGATGGCTTCGATGGGAAGGGCCCCGGCGTGAGCGTGGTGTACAAGATCAACGGCAAGCGTGTCTCGAAGCAGCAGTGGGACCGGCGCAAGGGCCAGGGCCTGCAACTGAATGAACAGCGGGCGCCGATGGGAACGGTGGCTTATAGCGAGAGCAAGCCGCTGCCGTCTTTGGCGCTGAGTTGCCACCGGGATCTGGCGGCGCAGTACAACGCCGTGGCCAAGCAGCAGGGGCTGACCGGAATCAAGTGGGACCATAACGGGGATTGTGTGATTACCTCCCGTAGCGATCGTAAGAAGTGGCTGCGCTCGCAGCATCAGCACGACGCTGACGGTGGCTACGGCGATTAAGACCAGGAGAGGATTCGATGGCGGTTGAAGTCGAGATTAAAGACGATGCGACCCGCGAAGACGTGAACGCGATGGTCAAGGAGTTCATGGAGGAGCGGGCAGAGCTGGCCAGCGAAAAGGCCGGGGAAAAGGTGGGGGAGGACGACACTTCCAAGCAAACACGCGCCGGCGATGATGATTCCGCCGACGATGACGCCGCTGCCGAAGCCGGTAGCGAAGACTCGGGTGAGGACGAAAACTCCGGCAGTCAGAAGAAAAGCTGGCTGACGGATGAGATCCGAGCCGAGTTGCCGCGGTGGATTTCCGACGATGATCTGTCGGAGTTCTCCAGCCGCGATGAGTTGGATCGTGCTCTGGGCCTGATGGACCGCGCGGCGCTGAAGGCTGGCCGCGATGCCGGCACAAAGGGCGGCGAAGAAGATCAGGACGCCGGAAGTACGAAACAGCGCGGTCAAGAACGTGGCCAGGATGGCAAGTTCGTCAAGCAGAAGAAGCGCGAAGAGGCGAAAGGCGACGACGATTCGTCGCAGTCTTTCGAGATCGAGTTGGACTTGTCGGAGTACGATGACGGACTCCAGGACAAGATCAAGGGCGCTCTGACCGGGCTCCGCGACCACTACGAAGGCCGCATGAAGGCGCTCGACGATCGCTTCAACGCGATCGAGGAAGCCAACGAGTCCCGCCAAGCGGCAGCGATCGAAGCCCAATTTGACGCGATCGTGGATTCCCTGGGGCACGCCGATCTGTTCGGCCAATCCGGGGAGGAAACGGACAAGCAGCTCGAGGCGCGCCGCAAATTGTTCGACGAGCATCACGTCTATCTGACCGGCTTGAAGGCTCTCGGTCGTGAGGGCCGGATGGACAAGGCGTCAGTGGCTCGCGTTCTCCGCATGGCGTTCGCGGATCACATTTCCAAGCAAGAGCAAAAGAACCTCACCAAGCGGTTCCAGAAGCAATCCAACATGCGCATGGGCGTCGGTGCCGAGCGACCCGCCGAACAACCGTTTGCGGGCCCGCTTACACGGCATCCCGAGATCGTGCGCTTGTACAAGGAGCTTCGAGAAGCGCGCGGCGAGGAATGACTTCTAAGGAGTGAATCACCATGTCGGTTGCGTTGAGCCAACTCGAAATCCTCACGGAGTCCATCCAGGACAATTACGTGATGGGTGAGTGGCAGGACATTTCCTTGCCGCTTCAGGAATACATGTTCGCGGCCCGCCTCTTCGACAAAGCGAAGAAGGCAGAGATGGGCGGCGAGCGCTGCAAGTGGAAGTTGGAGACGGACTACGCCGACAACTTCCAGGTGGTCGAGCTGTACCACCGTGACAGTTCTGATCGCAAGGACGTCTTGACCGAAGGCGAAATGCCCTGGGCCATGACGACCACGAACTATCACTACGATCTCGACGAGGCCATTTTCAAGCGCGGCCTGCCGGAGATCGTGGACTACATCAGCCTCCGTGAAAAGGGACTGATGAAGTCGTTCTTCGCCGGCATGGAAGACCTGATGTTTGGCGATGGTCCGACCGGAGCCACACAGCGGCCCATGCCTCCGGCGACGTTGTTGCACTGGATCCAGGCCAACGCGACCGAGGGATTCAACGGCGGCGATCCGAGCGGGTGGACAGGCGGCGCGGGGAGCATCCCCACGGCCGACTATCCGAACTGGAAGAACCGCACGTTCAGCTACGCGGTGGTCGATCACGAGCATTTCGTGAAGCCGATCGTCCGCTCGTTGGACAAGTGCGACTTCAAGCCGATGCCGGTCGGGATGAACGACATCGTTCCCCAAGGCCGGTTCAACTGGGAGATCCTCACGACCTACTCCCGCGTGGAGTTGCTGCGGGACATGCTCCGGGCCGGCAACGACAACATCAAGAATGACCTGGGGACGTGGCTCAACACGGTCACGATCCGCAATGTTCCGGTCAACTGGGTGCCGGCGTGGACAAACTCCAACAGCATCAACGCCCGGACGGACGGGATCGTGCTGGGCGTGAACTGGGCCACGTTCAAGTGGTACTACCAGAGAGGACGGAACATGCGCAAGCGCAAGCCGTTCCAGCACCCGGAAATGAGTCTGGTGCGAGTCCGCTGCATGGACGACTCCGGCCAGATCGTGTGCTTCAACCGCCGTGCGAACTTCCGCGGCTACAGCACGGTGACAGTCAGCGAGACGGACTAACAGTCGGTCTATCGGCGCTGCGTCTGTGCGGTGAGTGTGGAATCAGAAACATCTTGTTTGAGGAGAATAGATCATGCACCTTGGCTGGAGTGAATTGGACGGCTATGGGCTGTCTGGCAGCCTGTGGAGAAAGATGCCGATTGACGCCATCTTCGCCGGCAATCGGTCGGTGGGCATCGGCTTCTTCGATGACTTCCTGAGCATCGACGACACCACGTTGCATAGCCCGTACTTCGTCTTGCAGACGGGCACGGGAACGGTGACGCGCATCGCCAGCGATTACGATCCGGCAGCGCCCACGACGACGGGTCTGGGTCTCATCCAGTTGTTTGGCACGGCCGACAACGACGAAGGCGTGTTGGCTTACGGCTGCGGACTCGACGCCCCGTTTCACTTGGGGCGTAAGGATCTGGCCTTCGAAGCCCGGTTTCGCATGACCACGGTGGAGGCCGACGACATCGGCTTCTTCGTGGGGTTGGCGGAGCTTGGTGCCGAGGCGACGACGAAATGCATCGCCGCCAACGACGCGATCGACAACACCTACGACCTGATCGGCTTCCAGCATCTGAAAGCCGAGACAACCGCCCTCGACGGGATGTACCAAGTTGGCGGGCAGACGAAGGTGGACGGAGCGGTGAACACCAATCTGGACACGCTGGCGACCCTCGTGGCGGCCACGTTTGTCAAGGTCGGGTTCCGCTACTTCTCCGACACTGGCACGCTGCACTGGTTCGTCAACGGCGTCGAGAAAACGGCCGCTCGGCTGAAGGTGTCGAAGCTGACCGCGGGGACGTTCCCCGATGACAACTTTATGACGCCCCTGGCCGTGGTGGCAACTCCGGCCGCGGACGACGAATCGGTCGTGCTGGACTGGTGGGCCTGCGCGGAAGTGCTCTAAGTCGGTTTGGTGGCCCGGCCCCTCTCGCTTACACGGGAGGGGCCGGCGGCTGATGTCTGTCGGGTAACACGAATGATCTGGCCGATTCTCAACGCAACCGCCGATCAGCTATACGAGTTCGATCTTACGGAGATCGACCGCGAGACGATGCTGTTGGGCGAGCCCACCGACGCGCTCAGCGAGACGGCGGAGGCGATGCTTGAGGCTGGCAGGTTGTACAAGGGGGCGGAGTGTGCGGACTCGCCGATCCACCCGCTGCTGCAATCTCTGGCGGTGAACCATGCCACGTACATGGCGCGGCACTGCCAGGGCGGGCATCAGCGGTTCAATCAGCGGCTACACGCGATTATCAAGCAGTTTGGTTATTCCGTGCGGAGTTCGGAGATCGCAGCTCGATCATGGCGGCGGCAGGCGAACGATCCGCTGCCGGAAGTGGGCCGCGAGATGTGGAAGTCGTGGGAAGGGTCGGACGTTCACTGGCCCGTGGCGAGCCGGAGGCATGATGCGATCGGGCTCGACATGGCTCGGGGGCGTGACGGCATTTGGTATGGAACGGTTCTTGTAATCGACGGTATCGACACGAAAGAAAAGGTGTGAGGATGGACTGGAAAACTCTGTTGGCTCTTGTGGCGGCGCTCTTAGCGAACATGCGCGACTTGTTCCCCCTGCCGACTATCAACGACGCGGGCGGAACGCGGACGTGGCTCAAGGCCCTGGTGCTGGTGTTGAAGAAGGTCGCCGCGGCAACCCCGGTGACGATCGACGATGAAGGTGTGGCCGTGCTGGACCGAATCGTTGCGAATGATGACACCTATGCGTCATTTCATACGCTGCTGATGAATCTGTTCACGAAGTCTGGCGCCACTGTAGCTTTGGCCTCGTGTCCGTGCGACGAGGGCTCTTGTCCCGAAGATGTTCGGTTGTTTGCTGAAAAGGCCGGATTCAACCCGCTGCTGATCCTGACCGCCATTCAGCTTGTGATGAAGGCTATTGAGATCATCAAGAACCTCAGAGGAGATGAGGCGGCCCAATGAAGCGGCTTATCTCGCTGATCCTCCTTGTCTGCTGCCCGGCGGTCCTCGTGGCCGCCGAGGCAGTTGTCATTACGCCCGGGCAGACGGTGATCGTTCAGACGAGCGCCGGCCCGGCGACTGGCGTGGTGCTTCCGGCCGCTGACGGACAGTCCTATCTTGTGCTGTCGTTGTCGGTGCCCGGGGGAAACCTCGCCGTGCCGTATGTGATCGCACCGTACGGAGCGGCACCTATTCCGGGGCCGGGACCGGGTCCTGGGCCGGGCCCTACTCCCGTACCGGGCGGAAAACTGTTTGTGCTTGTCGTCACCGAGACGAAGGACCAGACGCCGGAACAGGCGGCCGTGCTCGGCAGTAAGGCAGCGATCGACCTGATGGCCGCCAAGTCCTGGCAGTGGCGGGTAGTCGACAAGGACGTTGTGGACGAGAACGGCAAGCCACCGGCAGACATCGGCAAGTGGATCACTCAGGCGAAGACCTGGGCTGCGGCCGGCAACAAGCTGCCATGCCTGCTGATTCTCGACCAGCAGGGCGCCGTGCTGTCGCAAGGCCCGTTGCCTGCGACTGAAGCGGCGTACCTGGAAGTCCTCAAGAAGTTCGGAGGCCCGTGATGTTGCCGATAGTCGATATCAACGGACACGAGTACAAGCTCGGCTGCCAGCAACGGGTGTGCGACCCGGGCGATCTGTTCCCACTATTTGGCGGCGAGAGCTTCGAACCGATTCCGGAGTCTGGGTGGCAGGAGTGCGACTGGTCCCATGTCGTGCCGGAAGTCATGGACCAGGACGGAGTGGGAGCCTGCAACGCCTTTGCTGCCACCTCCGGGCTTCGCTGCCAGCGGATCCTCTCCGGCCAGCCCGACGTGAGGCTCTCGCCCGGGCACCTCTATGGGCTGATTAACGGCGGGCGGGACGCCGGGTCATTACTCGGGGACGCACTTACGACCCTGGTGGACATCGGCGTTTGCACAACGGCCGAGGTGGCGGAACTGGCTTGGCGCCGCCGTGACTGGCCCTCGGGCCTGGAGACGGTAGCCAGGAAGTACCGGATTCTTGAGGCGTTCGACTGCCCGACCCGGGCGCATATTGCTACGGCGATCATGCGCGGGTTCATGGTCGATTACGGCATCCTCGTGGGGTCGGACTTCAACACAGCCAGCGATGGTTGGGTGAACGAGGGCAAGGGGCGCGGTGGCCATGCCATGTGCGGGGTGGGGCTGAAGAAGCGCGTCAAGAACGGCAAGACCCAGTGGGGCGTGCTCACGCTGAATAGCTGGGGCACACGCTGGGGTAAGCCGGCCGGAAAGCTCTCCGGCGGATTCGGCATCGTGCCGATGTCGTACTTCACCGACTCGATCTTCACGGATGGCTGGTGCGTGCGCACGGCCATTGACCCGAGCGACGAGCCGTGGGGGCCGAAGTGAGTGAACGTCCTCCAGGTCCGATCGCTCGTGCCGTCTGGTGGCTGTTTGACACCACAGCAATGGCAATTGTCGTTGGGTTGATCTACAGCGGCCGGGTACTCGATTGGACCATTAACCGTTTGAGACGCCGATGACCTGGAAAAGCCTGCTACTCGTGATGGCCGGCATGGCGATTGGAGCGGCAGCGCTTGCCGCCGGAACGTACCTGTGGGTGTGGTTTGCGATGCGGGACGCGATGAACTGATGCGCACAGCTCTCGGCCTACTCTTGGCGATCTTGGGTGCAATTGGCGCTATCGCCTCGGACTGGCCGCAGCCGTGGCCGCAACCCTGGCCGCAGCCTCAAGCGGAACCGGAAGTACAACCGCAGCCGGAGCAGGAGCGCCAAGCGCCCCCCCAGTCGCTCTCTGCTTCGGCGCGGTCGTACAAGCTCGCTCACGGGCAGTTCACGGATGGTCGCCCGCTGGTCGTCGTGCTCACGGCAAAGTGGTGTGGGCCATGCCAATTGCTGAAGCCTCACTACGGCAAGCTGGCTCGTCTGGGAGCGTTGGCGGTGATCGACGTCGACGAGGAGCCGGCACTGGCTCGGAGTCAGCTCGTGTGGCCGGCGGACAAGCCGTACCCGATTCCCACGGTCGTCTATTACAGCCCCAACGGGCCGAACCGGATCTATCAGCCGGAGCAACTGGACTGGCTGCTGGCGAACATTCGATGATGATGGCGACGACGATTCAACACCTCTCTGAATCCCGATAAGTGGCAGCCTAATGTTGTTGTTTCTTCAGGAAGTAAGCCCGACTCAAACCGTCCCTCTGTCGGCCCAATGGTGGGTACAACTAGGGTTCATAGGAGCGTTTATCGTGATGGCAACTATCACGGTTTGGTTGCTCCGTTACATGAAAAGTAGCTGGGAGCACTGGAACAAGACGCGCGAAGGCGACTGGGAGAAGTGGAGCGAAATTCTGCTGAAGGTCAACGCGGAAACCAATGAAGCGTTGAAGAACAACACGACAGCGTTTGTGGGGGTCAACAAGACGCTGGCAACGCTTTGCGACAAGCTCAGCAGGGAGGATGCCATTTCGCATAGGATGTACGAATTGTTGATCGGTCGTCCCTGTCTGATGATGGCATTGAACAAGGAGGACCGCAAGGAACTGATGGACAAGATGAAGGAACAGGGGGTAATCCCCTGCGGTACGGAATCGTAAACGATCACCACGTTCCGCCGGCAGTAGCCGTGCGGCAACCTGGGCAGAGAAAGGAACACGATGGCAACTAACCTGCAAATCTACGCACTGCGAACCAACGCCGATTTGCTTAAGCGGATCGAAGTCGGCATCGCTCGTTACGCCATGTACATTCGCGGACTCGGTGCTGGGGCGACGATCGCACAACGCGACTGGGCAAAACGTGTATTTGAGCTTGGGAAGTCACAGGAGATCACCCAAGCTGCCGCATGGGAGATTGTGAACAATCCTATTGTCCGTGATGCGGCCGACGTGTCTGGACTGGCCGACGAAGGGGCTGGAAGTTTGCAGGTGGCCATCGAATCCTGCTGCCTTAACTACTGAGAGACGATCATGCCACTGGCAAAATACTACCGCTTCCGCATCCGCTGGGACGCGGACCAGACGTTGACCTACAACAACGGGGCACGCATCGCTCTGCGGTTATCACCGTGGAAATACACCAGTGCCGGTGCGTTGGAGTACGGCACGACTATTGTGCTCGACGACGACAACTGGGCGACGTGGGGGGCAGGCAACACGATTGCCGACGAGGGGCAGGTGGAGTCGGACGTGATTGACAATACATCGAACCTGTACCTCGGGCTCAAGGGCTACTGGGAAATGACGGCTGATGCCAACAGCACGGACGGCACAGCCTACCTTTACATGGAGGAATCGGACGACAACACGAATTGGCCGAGCGATCAGGCCGATTTTGACATCAATGATCTGCGGTTCGTGACTACGCTCTCGTTCAGCACGACGGCAGAAGACCAGGACCGGGCGACCAATTTCGAGATTCGCTGATGCCGTATCGCCTGCCAGACATCTCGGAGATCATGGCGGTTGCTGCCTCACGCGGCGAGGACAGCGATGCTCCGCACCTGTGGCGTGGCCTCGTGGGAGCGTGGCCATTGCAAGAGCCGGGCGGTGTGACGGCGTATGACGTGAGTGGATACGGAAGGCACGGCGACCTCACCGCGATGGAAGCGGAAGACAGAACAATGTCGCCGCGCGGTCGCTGTCTTGTGTTTGGTGGAACAGACGAGACTGTAATCATTCCGTATGGCGCAAACCTTGGGTTCACCACTGCGTACACGTTTGCCGCGTGGTGCTACCAGGACACGGACCGCAATTGGAACGTGTGGTTTGTCCGCGGCACCGCAAACACTGACGACATCGAAATATATTCATCTGTCAGCGGGCAGGGTTTGACTGTCGCTCACAATCGAGGCAACGGCGGCACGTTCGAGTATGTCGCCAGTGACAGCAATACGGGCGTGAGCGGCAACGGCGGGTGGGCCGACATGACTCATGGAGGCTGGCACCATTTGGCGGTGACGTTCGAGGCAAACACGCTAAGAGTGTATGTTAACGGCAAGCAGGCGGGGAACACAATCACGGGTCTAATCGACCCCCTGAACACGAACCGCACGCTGCGGTTAGGATCAACTGCGAATACGGCGTTCAGTGCCACAGGTGCGTGGTGCATCGGCCGAATGGCGTTTGCGCAAGTCTACAATCGTGCTCTCGCCCCCGCCGAGATCCAGCAACTCTACGCCGACCCCTGGGCGATGTACCGGCTGCGGCCGAGCGTGTTTGCGGCGGCGGTGGCAGAGGAGCCGAGCGGATTCAAGCCGTACTGGGCACGGCCATCATACCAAATCATCGGTGGCGGTATCGCTTAGGAGTAAACGCACCATGTACCCACGAAATGCCGCCTCACCCGAGCGAGTTGACATCGGAGCCGTGGTGCAAATCTCCGATGGTGCGGTTCAGACGAGCGGTTGCACGGTGCGAATCATCCCGGCAGGCGGTGCCGAGGGCGACGGAGCCGGGACGACGGCCTACTCGACCGATGGCGTGGTGCTCTACACCCCGACGCAAGCCGAGACCAATTACACGTCGTTCATCCTGATTGCGAAGAAGACTGGCTGCATCCCGGCGAGCAAGACGGTGGTTACGTCGGCCCATGCGACGGCCGGCAAAGTGACGGTCGGGACCAATGAGGACAAGACCGGCTACACGGCCAGCACCGTCAGCGACAAAACGGGGTATGAACTTGCAGGCGGGCACGGCTTGGCGCTTGAGTCGAAGCAAGACACGATCATCGGTTACGTCGATTGCCTGCCCGCGACGTGGGTGGTTCCGGCAGCAGTTGGCGCTGCGATGACATTGACCAGCGACGAACGAACCACGTTGGCCGCTGCCATCGAAGCCGCGATCATCAACGATTTGGACGGCGAAGCGGTCATGCAGGCGATCGCGGATCTGATCGCGTCCGACATGACCACTACCGATCTGACGGTGGCTGCCATCGCTGCGGCCTGCCGGGACGCGATCCTGAATCGAGTGCTGGGCGGCAACCACGACACGGCCGGGACGCCGGGAAAACTGATTCAAAACCTCGACGCAGCCGTCTCAAGCCGTCTGGCGACGAGCGGTTACACGGCGCCGGACAATGCGACGATCGGCTCGATCTCCAGCGCCGTTACGCAGCACCGAATGAACACGGAGGTTACGCTCGACAAGCTGGGCAACATGATCCAGCTCGACGAGGCGAGCTCGCCGCAGTTCACGGCCAATGCGCTCGAGCAAACGCCAGCAGCGCCCACAGCAGCGGCCATCGCCGATGCTGTGTTGGATGAGTTGATCGCTGAGCACGCCGGCGCCGGCTCGGTTGGCCAAGCGATCGCTGCCGCCGGTGGCGCTGCCGATCCGCTTCTCAATGCGGTGCCGGGGGCGTATGCGGACGGGACGGCGGGGCATGTGATCGGGACGAACCTCGATGCGAAGGTGAGCGAGGCGGGAGGGAGCGGCTCTGTCCACGTTACGTCCGAATCGGTGAACATCACGTCAGAGGATTGAAATGAGCACGACGCGCACCATCCGCCGGAGTTTCAAGGTCGACGGCGTGCTGACCGACGTAACGGCCGCGGTTTTGTCCGATCCGACAGCCGCGTATGGCGTCAAGCGCACGGACACCGACGCGGTGGTGGTCGCGGCGGATACGGCAATGACGCACTCCTCGACTGGAGTGTACACGTATTCGTTCACGGCGGTTGATGAAGTCGCATACGCGGCGTACTCCAAGTTCACGTACAACGGCGCCGACTACTACCAGGATCACGACTTCGCGGCATACACGCCAGACGCTGATCTGGCAATGACGATCTCGTATCCCCAGTTGCAGGAGATTGTCGGTCGCACGTTCTATGGCAAGCGAACTGGACTCTCGGCGGATGAAGTTGATGACGTCGACGACATCATTAAGGCCGGGCTGCAGATGGTGTACCGGGCTCACCATTGGTCGTTCTTCCGGCCCACGAAAACCATCGTGACCGTCGCGGACGATTACGACTACGATCTTCCGGCCGGGTTCGACGGCATCGAAGATGACCTGCTGACGTGGCCGGTGGGAGAAGGCTACTACCGCCCGGTGCCCGTCGTTCCGTGGAGCGACGTTCGAAGGCGGCGGACTGAGGACAGCAGTACCGGAAGGCCGGAGTACGCGGCGATCGTTTCCGTGGAGTTCGATGCCACGCTTGGATCGAGACGGCAGATCGTGTTCTTTCCGACTCCCGATGACGAGTACACGCTGTCGTGTGTGATGCGTCTGCGGTGGACGATGATCGACGATTCGAACCCGTACCCGATTGGTGGCGAGATCCTCGCGGAGGCGATCCGGGAAGCCTGTCTGGCGGCTGGAGAACGGATCTTGGACAAAGCGGCGGGCATCCACACGGAAGCGTTTCGGGAGGCGCTGGAGGCGGCGATTCGGCTGGACAAAGAGGCAACGTCGCCCACAACGTTGGGCCAGGACGGGGGCCCGCTTGACCTGTCTGGCAGACCACTATCGCGGGCCTATGACATGGGCGATGTCACGTTCAACGGCGAAACCATGTGAGGAGATTCCACGATGCAAGGCATCATCAATACTGACTGCGTTCCGGTTCCGAAGACCCATGCGCCGAACGCTGACACGGCGGCGGTGATTACTCTGGCGGCAGCCGCAGGGGTGCGCCACGTCGTCGACAAGATTTTTGGAAGCTACTCGGCGGCACCGACCGGCGGGAGCCTGACGATCGCCTTGACGGTGGCTGGATCGGCGGTGTCGCTGGTAGTGGCGATCACGGCGGCTGGACAGTTCGATTTCGATTTCCCTGTTCCGCTTCAGGGCGACGAGAACACGGCGATCACGATCACGCTGGCCGCCGGGGCCGGAACGGTCGTTGGAAAGCTCAACGCGCTCACTCGGTAGGTTTTGTTCCTCCCGTCTTTCGAGGCGGGTCCCTCTTCCT